AAAAAACAACTCCTAAGTCTGAAACAGAGCAGATGCGCGAATATGTAGAAAAAGTAACAGCTAAAATGGGCGACAACGGTGCAAACACTAAGTCACCAGTAGCTGGTAAAAATGACATGGGTGGCACTGCTTCTAACTTGGTACAAGGCGGTGACGGCGGAAACGGCGGAACACAAGGCGGACTAGCTCAACCATCAACAAAAGAGGACAACATGGGTAACGTGAATGTTCCAGGTGGTAAAGCAAGTAAGTCAATGAAGTCTATGCCAAAGGGCCACGGCGCTGAGAAAAAAGGCAGTGGCGAAAATGCTGCTAACAAAAAATCAATTATTGGCGGCAAATAAGGACTAAGGATGAATAACTTATTAAGAGAGCATTTGACATTCGACCAAGCGAAAGTGGTAGTTGAGAATGCCAACGACGGGAAAGACCTTTACATGAAAGGTATCTGCATACAAGGAGGTGTGCGTAATGCAAACCAACGTGTATATCCTGTAAATGAAATTGGCAGGGCTGTCAAAACTCTCAACGATCAAATTAGTGGAGGATTTAGTGTTCTCGGAGAAGTTGATCACCCTGACGGACTTAATGTTAATCTTGACCGTGTTTCGCACATGATTACAGAAATGTGGATGGACGATGCAAACGGTTATGGAAAACTTAAAATTCTACCAACCCCAATGGGGAACTTAGTAAAAACCATGCTAGAGTCTGGCGTCAAACTTGGCGTCAGCTCTAGAGGTTCTGGTAACGTGTCAGAAGACGGAAATAACACCGTATCTGACTTTGAAATTATAACAGTTGATGTCGTGGCGCAACCTAGTGCGCCAGGCGCTTACCCTACACCAATCTACGAGCATCTAATGAATGCCCGCGGAGGATACAAGGCTTACGAACTTGCACAGGCAACAAAACACGATAATAAGGCACAAAAATACTTAAAAGAATCTTTGATTAATATAATCAATAGACTCCAATAAAAGGAGAATAACATGTTGGATGCACTAAAAACACTATTTGAAAATGATGTAGTTTCCGAAGACGTGCGCCGCGAACTTGAAGAGGCGTGGGATGCCAAGGTGAAAGAAAATCGCCTTGCAGTCACCGCTGAACTCCGTGAAGAATTTGCTCAAAAATATGAGCATGACAAAACAACAATGGTAGAAGCCATTGATAACCTAATTTCAGAAAAACTAGCTGAAGAAGTTGCAGAATTTGCCGAAGATCGTAAGCAATTAGCAGAAGCAAAAGCAAAATACGCTGTCGCAATGCGTGAAAATGCAAGCAAACTAAAGCACTTTGTAGTTGAATCACTAGCAAAAGAAATTAAAGAACTTCATGAAGACCAAAAAGCTATTAGTGAAAACTTTAGCAAATTGGAAGAGTTTGTTGTCGAAAGTCTTGCTAAAGAAATTGCAGAATTTTACGAAGACAAGAAAGACCTTGCTGAAACCAAAGTTAAACTTGTCAAAGAAGCAAAAGGTCACCTGGCTAAAGTCAAAGAAAACTTTATCCAGAGAAGTGCAAAAGCAGTATCAGAAACAGTTGATAAAGCACTACGCAGTGAAATGTCTCAACTTAAAGAAGATATTGAAGTTGCACGTAGAAACGATTTTGGACGCAAGTTGTTTGAAGCATTCGCAAGTGAATATGCTAACAGCTATCTGAATGAAAAATCAGAAACTGCAAAACTTTTAAAAGTTGTTGAAACAAAAGATAAACAACTTTCTGAAGCAAAAGCATTTGCTGCAAAAGCTAAACAATTAGTAGAGTCTCAAGAAGCTGATAAAAAGCGTCTTGTTGAAGCTGCTGAGCGTAAAGAAATCATGCATGAGTTGATTGCTCCATTGAGCAAGCAACAAAAAGATATTATGACAGACTTACTGGAATCAGTTCAAACTAACAGACTTCGTTCTGCGTTTGACAAGTATCTACCGGCAGTAATTGACGGTAATGCACCAGAAAAGCAGAAGGCAGTATTAAGAGAAGGCAAAGAAGTAACAGGCAATAGAGAAAACACAAACAGTAGTAAAGCAGCAGTCGATAACAATGTCATTGACATTAAACGTCTTGCTGGAATATATTAAGGAGAAAATGATGTCAGAACTACTAGAAAGTCGCTGGCAGGAAACCAAAGGTGCCCTTCTTGAAGGCCTATCAGGCACAAAGAAAGCTGTAATGTCAAGCGCATTAGAAAATACTCGCAAGTATTTGGCTGAGACAGCAACAGCTGGTGCTACTTCTGCCGGAAATGTCGCAACTCTAAACAGAGTTATCCTACCAGTCATTAGACGTGTAATGCCAACCGTTATTGCTAACGAGTTAGTTGGTGTTCAGCCAATGACCGGTCCAGTGGGTCAAATCCACACATTGAGAGTACGTTATTCAGATACAGCTGGTACAGGCGCAAGCGGTGCCGTAGCTGGTGAAGAAGCACTTTCACCATTCAAGATTGCAGAATCTTATTCTGGTAATGCAGCAAGCCCTGCAGCTGGTGGAGCAACAGCTACACTAGAAGGTTCAGCTGGTAACAGATTAAGCATTCAAATCTTGAAGCAAACAGTTGAAGCGAAAACTCGTAAGTTGAGTGCTCGTTGGACTTTTGAGTCTGCACAGGATGCGCAGGCACAGCATGGTATTGATGTTGAAGCAGAAATTATGGCTGCTCTAGCACAAGAAATTACCGCTGAAATCGACCAAGAGGTTCTAGGATCTCTACGCACACTAGCTGGTACAGCCGCTGCTTTCGATCAGTCTGCTGTTTCAGGTACTGCTACTTTCGTCGGTGACGAACATGCTGCACTAGCTGTTCTAATTAACAGAACTGCTAACTTGATTGCACAACGCACAAGACGTGGTGCTGGTAACTGGGCAGTTGTGTCTCCATACGCACTAACTGTTCTTCAGTCAGCAACAACTTCAGCTTTTGCACGTACAACTGAAGGTAGCTTCGAAGCACCTACAAACACTAAGTTCGTTGGTACATTGAACAACGCAATGAAAGTTTATGTTGATACATATGCTTCAGACGCAACTCCAGTGCTTGTTGGTTACAAAGGTTCAAGCGAATCAGACGCAGCAGCGTTCTACTGCCCATACATTCCATTGATGAGCAGTGGTGTTGTACTAGACCCAGCAACATTCGAGCCAGTCGTGAGCTTCATGACACGCTACGGATATGTTGAGTTGAACAACACAGCATCTTCACTAGGTAACGCAGCAGATTACCTAGGCGAAGTTACTATTGCTAACGTTAG